GCCCAATTCATCATCCCAAACAGCATAATGCTTCAAAAAAGAAGCTTCACTCAAATTGATGAAAGGTACAGACTCGGCATCCTTGTCAGCCATGGTATACTTAATACTTACTTTTGCCAACTGTTCAGCAATAGCAGAATGATTGAAATCGTCGTATCCTCTGGCGACAGTCATAATATTGTCATCTCCGTAAGTCATAGCTGAAACTTTCTCATTGAATAATGGAACCCTCCACCATCTCTTCTCCTTTGCAATCGCATACCAACAATAACGAAGGTATAACGAATTGACCAAACTATTAATCACAACAGTCAAAGGATGTCCAGATGGGTTGGATCCCATAAATTGGACCAAAGTTCCAAAGTAATCATATGTAGGATAAGAAATCTCAGTAGCGATACCACGCATAATAATAAGATCATCCTCATCATAATTTCCACTCTTTTCTGCTAACTTAATCAAAAGTTTAAAAGCAGCCAACATAAATTGTGGGCTCATGCGTCCATCAAACTTGGCATAATCGCCAGCAATGGCACGATCCCATCCATGCTTTCCAATGTGCTCAAAAAGTTCTGTCCATTCAGGCGATTGAACTACAGTCCCAACAGCACACTCAGTAGCAATCTTGTTACGCTGCACCAAAGCAGCAAGAGTGAGAAAATACTTACGACAGAGCATAACAAAGGGCATATTTGCGGCAGCAAAAACGCGCACTTTGTCTTTCGTCATTTTTGTGGGCTCATCCTTCAATGAAGCCTTGAAAACAGTGTTGATGGATTCACCAGCCAAAAGCTTAGCTTCCATCTTCTTAATCTCTTCAAGGATCATAGGATCAACATCACGAGGGCACGAAATTCCCTCAACATGGCGATCAGACTTCTCAACAAATTGCGTCTTAGCTCCCTTCCCAGGAAAACCAATCGACGTTGAAAAGTTCATAGCGTTCAGTCCCAAAACTCCATCCAGTCCGGCAAGATTGACATCATCACTGATCTTACCAACTTTTGCAAGTTCAGACTCAGGAATTGCCATAAGGCTCAAACCATAGTCGGTCACAGCCTTATTCAACAACTCCGAATCGAATTCAGTGGCGGTGTCAACCTTTCCACTAATATCCAATTCCTTATGACGCTGAGCGCCCATTTCCTTGGGTGGTGCATGCTTCTTTTCAATGTCCATCACACTTATGACAGCAGACGAGATAACAGAAGTCACTACAGCACTCTTTGGAGTGGAGCGAGATGAACCATTATGTCCTCCATGCACACGAATCTTGGAGTCGATTTCCAGATCATTCGTAACACACTTCTCATGAGGAGCAGTCAAAGGTCCAAATTCAATACCCATACTCTGCGTTTCCATAGGAGCAGCAGAATGAGAAATGAGAACACATGGCCTCTCTTCAAGTATGGCAATGGCATTCAATATAGCTTCTCTAGTGAGTACACCAGCAGCTCCAGTGTGGTCTCTTCCAGCCAAATGGTGACCAGCAATGAATCGAATCCCATTAACATTACCAACCAAAGTTGCCATACACAGTCCACCAAAAGTGCTTTCAGGAAAACTATATTTGTACCCCTGAAAAACACCTCCTTTATTGGTGACAACTTTACTACGAGTGGCCATCATGTTCGCGAACTTAACCAATTTCCCATCATTATTGAAAAGAGTAAAAACTTCTACCTTCTTACCCTCATCAATATCTTTAGGATAATAATCAATAATATCGCGGTGTAATCCAGCTCCAGGACAATACCATACAGCAAAATCCGTTCCGGGAACACGCACTGCAACCTTGTCATCCAAGGGCATGTTCTTGAACGTATGTCCTCCAACCTTAGTTAACG